TTCTTTTGCTATGCCGTTAGCAATAGCCCATTCGTATTCACGTTTGGCAGCATAGATAACTCGTTGCTGTGCTCTATACCAATCATTTTGTAATAGTGTATCATCGACTTCGACACTATTCTGTCTGTTCTTAGGATCTTGTAGTCTTGCTTCTCTAGTGACAAAATTAAGATCTTTAGTTGGGTCAGCATATCGCTGACTAAATTCTTGGAAGCTGAAACTACGATGACGAAGTATTTGACGTGCAATGTCACGAGTTGTAGTGATTTCCATGCAAGCACTAACCATTTCTAATGGTGACCAATGTTGGTGCTTTACCAAGTACTTAATTAGCTTTTCACTAGTTTCTGTATTAAGTTGATTAGCAGGGTTGCTAACACGAGCACAATATGCAATTAGTTCTTGGGCATCGTCAACGCCTAAATTAGCAAATTCTTCTGTAGGTTGACTGTAACTAATTAATTTAACATTCATTTTAATTTTCTTTTCTTTAAAAAATTGTTTGTGTTTTTGATCATGTCTTTTTTGACTCTTTCTGTATCAAGTCTAAAATCTACGTTTTCTATTTCGCTTTCATATGAAGCTAGCATTTCTTTAAGATTAGCTTCAAATGAATCCCAGTCTTCTTGTGCCTGTTTAGTAGTGATCTTTATTTCCCATATTTTTTTATTTTTAAATGTAACCGTGATAGAGTCGAGGTATTTAAGAGGAACTACGTTTAGGGTAATTTCTCCAAATACCTCGGGCCAATGTTCAACAACATCTTTAGGAAATGGTTTTCCGACGGTCACTCGTTAACAGCGGCTTTTTTCTTAGTAGGCACTAATTCTTCTGCCATGCGGCGAAGTTGAGCAGCTTCCTTGCTTAGTCGATCCGCATCACTGCGATATTTTTTAGCTAACATATCGTCAGTTAAAATGCCGTCTTCGTTTACACTTGCTGATGTAGTTTTACCTGCATCATATTGATCCATTAATGGTTCAGTGTTTCCAGTCTTGGGGCTAATGTCTTGTACCTTTGCTAGTTCTTGAACTTCTACATTTTCTTTAGCAGAAGGTCGAATAGCAAGATCTTGTACACTAACGCCAGCTTGTTGTGCAATTATTTGATTAAGCTCTGATAACAAAATAGTAGCCTGAGTGTTTGGTACCATTTCAATTTGATCAGTAGGAAACTTAGCTAACAATCCTCTTGCATGTAGACTTGGCAACATAGTACTGCCATCGCCAAATACTGCTCTAGCTAACACTTCACTAAACTCGTTTGCCGATTGAGCGGCATTTGATTCGACTAGGTTAATAAGAGAATCATGTTGGCTAGGATCAAGACTTTCCGTTTGAATAATTAGACAACTAAATGCATCTCCGGGTAGTGTTCTAAACACAACTAGACATCTACGTCCTGTTGATTTAACTCTTCCGACATGTTTTAGGGTTTGCATATTATGCTCCGGGCTTGGCTGTTTTTGCTACAGATTCTAAAAATGCAGATAGTTTAGTGTATGTTTGGCCCACAGCTACCATTTCATTTGGCTTAAATGCACCTCGTGAACTAGCAATGTCAATAATAGTTCTCATTGCATTAAGATCATTAATAGTAAGTTCTGCACCTTCTTGTTGTGCGGTTTCTTGTGTAGGTTGTTCTACGTTGGTTTCTTCAGTCATAAGACCTCCTTATATGAATTATATATGCTTATTAATTATCAGTTAGGCTAAATGTGGGCAAGCAAGTTTGAAAAAACTAAGTTCTTTCTCTTGTTCAAATCCTACTTTAGTAACATAGACAATAGTGTTATCTATTAGATCAACTGCTTGACCTACATAGTAACGACTATTAAGATGTTGATATATCCATGTATCGATTGTTTTGTGATACGTAGGTGTATATTTTCCTAACAGCGTATAATGAAAATGGTGTGCTGGAAAAGATACTTTTCTTAAATCTAATGCATTTAAGGGATTGGGTTTGCCGTTTTTTAATGCCATTATTTGTAACCAATAGTCATGTGTCTAGTGTAAGGCAAATCTTTAAAATCAAAATATAACGATCCGCTAAACAACTCCTGACCCAATGGCCAAAGAGATTTAAAATGTTCCAAGTTTTCTGGACGTTGTACGTGATCATCTATAACTAGATCGTTACCTTGAAATAAACATAGTGTTCCTGCAGGGATACGATTGTACCATTCCCTACTGGAAAAATGTTCTGTTGATGTATTAATAACTAAGTTAATATTATCGTTATACGTATTGATATTAGCGTCTCTAGGAAAAGATCTAAAAATCCAATTTTTCATTTCCCAAGTATTATTAATTAAATTTGCATCCATACACGCACTCGGGTCAATATCATAAGATCTACAATATTCTATATTAACACGTTCTCTAGTTTGCAAAATAAAATGCAGTAGAGCATACCATCCGCCTAGAATAGCAATACGAAGTGGCTCAATTTTTAGTTGAGCCACTAGGGGTTCTAACTCACGTGCCGCCCAAACCTTACTTTCAATTTGGCCGGCACTGAATGCATCAGGATCAAGTTTTATCACTAGACTCATAGTATGCGTGAGCTCCAAATGGTGGAACAATTGTATTGTTGCCGTGGATAATGAATACTGTATCGCAGTAGTTTTCATCACCCCAGCTACCCCAAGGATAACCGTCTGTGAACATGATAAATTTCTTAGGTTGAATATCATGCTCTTTCATGTAATCCCAGTTGGCATCAAATTCAGTTCCACCACCGCCAATAACTTCATATTCCATAATGTCAGCACCGTATCCGTCAAAGTCTGCTTCGTTATAGACCTTAGTATCAAAGCACCACAATTTAATTTTGTATTCTTTGTACTCGTCCATAATGCCTTTAATTTCACTGATAAAATCTTTGGCTTGTTCATCACTAATAGACCCACTCATATCAATACCAATACAGATGTCAATAGTTTCATCGTAATTAGTACCAGGAAGAATAGCATTCATGTGCCATGCCTTGCGATTAGGGCGCATGAATGTATAGTCATTTTTAATAGTGCTTTGGATTTGCTGACGAAGGATTTCACGCCAATTCATCTTTGGCTCAGTAAGCTCTTTGATCATACGACCAATTTCTGCAGGCACATTACCTGCACCCGCTGCCTGAGCGGCTGTCATCATGGCTTCTTTAACTTCGTCTCGAATTTGTTTGAGTTCTTCTTTAGAGTAAGCAGGACGACCTTTGCCTTCTTTTTCCCAGTCAATATGTTCGTCTAATAATTGACCAAGTGCTTCTAATTCTTGTTCATCTTGATCTTCAAAGATTTCATCGTAAATTTGTTCTGAACTTTTGCCATAATGTTTAGTATCATGGAAGATTTTAATCTTTGGAGGAGCTTCTCCAATCCGGTCACGGACTAATGTACCGTTAACACTATAGTCTGCCGCGGCATTCCAAATACGACGATCACGACCTTCTACACGGAGCATATGCTCAAACACATTATGTAGAATTTCGTGTGCAACAACAAACTCAACTTGTTTAACAGTTAAGTCTTCAAAAAAGTTTCGATTATAATACAGATGACGTCCGTCCGTTGCGGCAGTAGCACACCAGTCAGTAGCATCTTCAATCTTAAGGCGAGTAGCCATATTACCAAAAAACGGATGACGAAGTAGCAGACCAACTCGGGCTACAATAATTTTATCAACAATTGGATCTAGATAACTTGACATATTTGCTCCTAAGTATTTGCTGTATGTATATATTATAACAGGAGCCGAAGCTCCTGTCAACTGGCGCTAGCTCAAATTAGCGTGAATGTTTTTCTGTTGCGGCCGCAATATACTTACCATATTTGGCATGGAAGTCATCAAAACATGCAATTTCATCTGGATCCAGTGGCAATTGGTATTGTGTCAATGCAAGTTTAGTACCCATAACAACCAATTCAGTTTCAAAGTTATTCATCATAAACTCAAAGAAACAGTTAACTTTATCGTTAAACTTCTTGTCGTTTTTGTCACTAGCATCTTTAAGCTCATAGCACAGAGACACAGTCAATGAATACATGGCACTGATTTCCTTAGTGTCCATTTTCTTAACTTTGCCGTTTAAGATTTCTGTAGGATCAGGCAATTTTGAGCTAATCTTACGGTGAGCCATAAACTTAACTGCAAGACCTTCACCAACCGCACCCGAAATTAAATCGGTCAATGTGTCAGTATCTTCTTCGTCATCAAACAACAATTCAGATACAAAAGCCCAGCTACGTGGAGTAGCAAAGGCACGGCTTGCAGACTTTGGATCAAAATCGTACAAGTCTTTCTTAGAGAAAGTTAAGAAACCAACTACGTCCTTGTGGATACGATTTTCGGTAGCCCAACCAAAGTAGTCATCCCAATCCACTTTCATTTCTAAGTGAACGAAACGGTTAGCCAACGGAGCAGGCATACGATAAGTAACACCCTTGTCAGTTTCACGGTTACCAGCGGCAACAATGAGCACATTGTCTGGCAAGTAGTAAGTACCAACACGGCGATTCAATACTAACTGATAAGCCGCTGCCTGTACGCTAGGAGCCGCAGAATTCATCTCATCCAAGAACAAGATAATCTGCTTATGCTTTGCAGCCATTTCAGCATCCGGCAACTCAATAGGAGGAGCCCATTCCATTTTATTAGAAGTGCTATTAAAATAAGGAATACCTTTAATATCAGTAGGTTCCCACAATGACAAGCGAATGTCAATAACGTGAGCATCAAGTTCAACGCCCATTTGTTTCACAATATCGGATTTACCAATACCGGGAGGACCCCACAGGAACAATGGACGCTTGGCTTTAAAAGCACGGCGAAGGGATTTTTTAGCAGCCTTAGGGCCAACTGTACGTGAACTAATTTCGCTCATATATACTCCTGGGTTAAAAAAAGCGTTGAAGTTTAACTGTCTATGTATCTATTATACAGACAAACAGACATACCGTCAACTGATTTTTTAGGAGTTTTCGTCCGTTTGGCTATCTTTGTTTTGGCGATTCATTGCTTTTACTAGTCCGTATTTTCGAATATCGTCCGAAAACATGTAAAGTTCAAACGACTTGCGCTCAGAAAAAACGGTAATACTTTGGTTTGTGAGATAATATGGAAAGTCCATATTTCTATCAAAAAATATAATAGTTTGGGGGCTTAGGTCAATAGGTTCTGTAAATGGAATTTCATAACTACGCAATTCCAATTCATTAATTAAGTACTCAAAGCCTTCATCACTAAGACGCAACCCACCAACATCTTTACTTCTATGACTCTGCCACCATTTGTACATATGGTGTTTGATATTAGCTTCATCTATACTTTTTTCCTTTTGTTGAAGAAAAATTTTAGTAAAGGTTTCTTTTGAAATCATTTAATAATTTCACCGCTGGTCAACTTAACGACTTCAAAATCGTTACAATTAAACATTTGGTTAAGTTTTTTTGCAAGATTATGTGCATGTCCCGGATTACTAAACGAGACCTTTTTATACTTAGGTCCAGGATAACTGGTAATGCTACTTGCTGATTTTAAATTAAATGGTTCTTGTTTATAGAATACAGCCCAAATGGCTTCGGCGCTCAACACTTGTTCGCTTTTGTAATTTTTTTTATTAATGTATTCTAACAGAACAGTTGGTTTAGGTCTTGACATGAGATATGCGTCCTATATTATGTACGCATATATTTATCATTTAATTGGTGGAAAATCCCCCACCATCCATTTGTACAGTAATAGCTCCGCCTGAGCTAGATTCTAATCTTTTAAACAATGTGTCATAATCTTCCACTAACTTTGCACTAATTTCTCCTAGACAATAGGCTAGTGCTTTGGCTGTTTTAATATCTAATTTAATTTCTCGTTGTTGTGTTAGGTCAGCAGCCTTTACCTGTTGTATAAACTGTTGAATGGGTACTGTATTAATCGGATTTGGCATTTGATAGCACCTGTTTCATTTCAATCTCACTTTTAAACGGACCTTTTGTAGGATAGCGTTCAACAGTGATTAATTTAGGACAGAATGATTTTACCCAGCCTTTGTCAAACTTGATAGTATAGTAGCCTGCACAATATAAACTCTTGCTTGCCTGGCTTTTAGTAAACAATGGCAATTTTCTTTGTACATTAAACACTGGATTATAAGGTCTACAGCTAGTTGGATATCCATATACATCACGTACTTCTTCGTGACTGATTTTTACTTTATCACTAACAAGAAAGAAATCTTTACCGAATCTCTTAGTTAATTCATCTTTTTTAGAAAAGTATACTTCACCTTCTTTAGAGCTCAGCATGAATTTGTTATTTTCTTTTTTATGTAAGATGGCAACTTTTTCTCCATCTTCTTCTACGATCCAAAATTTTCCATCTACAATGGGTTTTGCTTTTAAATTCATTTTACATACCTTGCTTGGAATGGAACAGCATATTGCTGAATATTGTCAGCAATTTTTTTCATGTCCCATGTATTACAAAATTTTAACATACGAATACCAACCTGGTCAACTGTTTTAGGAACAGCATTAGCATTAATAGTTTCTGTAATGATATTTCTAATATCATTTGGCTGTGCAGTTAAGTCGCATAACTGTACATTACGTTGGTAATCATCTAGTACACGGTGTTCTTCGCCATTGTGGTCAACCCATCTCTGAAGCATGAGATTGTTCCACGCATATCCTTTGGCTTTACGATCAGCGAACGCTTCAGTAAGACCAACTTTGTTTTTAGTACCTTTAGTACGCACACCTGGATACGCCGAGAAGACATTATCACTGGTATCACCACGCATACATTTTTCGAA